GCAAGTACATAACAATCGTTGAAGGCGAATGCGATGCAATGGCGGCCTATGAACTGCTAGGATCTAAGTGGCCTGTAGTTTCTATTGTTAACGGTGCGCAGTCAGCAGACAAGTGTGTTAAAGAAAACCTAGAGTTTATTGAATCGTTCGATACTGTAGTAATTAATTTTGACAACGACAAGCAAGGCGCTGAAGCCGCTAAGAAAGTTGCAAGGCTTCTGATGCCCGGCAAAGCTAAGATAATGTCGTTGCCTGTTGATTACAAAGATCCTAACGATATGCTTCGACAAGGCAAGCACAGCCAGTATGTCCAAGCTTGGTGGGACTCTAAAACTTATACGCCTTCTGGTGTGTTGAATGTCTCTGACCAAGTGGATCAGTATTTCTCGCGAGAGAAAAAAGATTCTGTTCCTTATCCGTGGTCAGGCCTCAACAAGAAACTTGAAGGTCTTCGGCTCGGTGAGTTAGTTACACTGACAGGCGGTACTGGTCTTGGTAAAAGTTCTGTGACTCGTGAGCTTGAGCATTGGTTGATACGACAAACAAAAGACAACGTTGGCATCATAGCCTTAGAAGAAAACTGGCGCAGAACAATTGATGGGATTATGTCGATTGAGATGGATGCTCGGCTGCATCTTGATAGTGTTCGAGAACTCTTCAATGAAGAAGAGCTTCGAGTTGTACACCAAGAGATATTTGCAGGAGAAAACAAAGATCGTGTTTGGGTCTATGGACACCTTGGGATGAACGATCTTGATAGCGTCTTTAGTAAATTGCGATTTATGATTGTTGGGTGTGATTGCAAATGGATTGTTCTCGATCACTTGCACATGTTAATTCTTTTAGCTCAAGAGCCAGACGAACGCAAAGCAATTGATGCGATTATGCACAAGCTAAGAACTCTTGTTGAAGAAACAGGATGCGGTATGATTCTTGTTTCACACTTGCGAAGAGTCGATGGCAACCGAGGCCACGAGAACGGAATCGAAACTAGCCTTAGTCATTTGCGTGGTTCGCAGTCTATCGCTCAGTTATCTGATTGCGTAATAAGCCTCGAAAGAAATCAACAATCAGACGATCCTTTAGAAGCTTCTACCTCTAAGGTTCGAGTTTTAAAGTCCAGATATACTGGTGATGTTGGAGTCGCATCACACTTGATTTATGAGAAAGATTCTGGTAGACTACGTGAAGTAGATATGTTTGATACTAATGACGATGAACTTGGAGAAGTTTTATGACAGCCTATGTCTTCGATATAGAAGCAGATGGTTTAGACCCTAGCGTAATCTTTTGTATTGTTGCGCTAGAGACTGAGACAGGTCGGATGCACTCATTCGGCCCAGATAAAATCAAAGAAGGAATAGAACTATTAAAGAACGCAGGAAAGCTAATAGGCCATAACATACTTGGTTATGATATGCCAGTGATTAAGAAGCTGCATGGTGTTGATCTTTCTATTGATAAAAAGATTGTTGATACTTTGGTGCTTAGCCGACTCTTTAATCCAACAAGAGAAGGCGGCCACGGCTTAGAAAGCTGGGGCTATAGGCTACGACACAGGAAACTAGAGTTCCAAGAGTTTGAGCAGTTCACACCTGAGATGTTAGTCTACTGTGAGAACGATGTAAACTTAAATAACAAAGTATATAAGCACTTGAAGATTGAAGCTCAAGGGTTTAGTGCAAAAAGTATTTCTTTAGAGCATGAAGTTTACAAAATCTTAAACGACCAACGCGACAAAGGCTTCTTGTTAGATGTTAAAAGCGCCATGAAGCTAGTCGCTGAGTTATCTGAAAAGCTTTTAGATGCTGAAACACTTGTACAAAAAACATTTTTGCCTAAAGATTCTAGCATTAAACTCTTGCCAACGTACACAAAAGCTGGTAAAATGTCTAAGATGTGTAGCGTAGAAGGCTCTAACAAAAAAGTAAGATTATCAGATGAAGAATATAATCTGATGGTTAAGAACGAATCACCTATGATTAGATCAGACGAGATTCCTTTTAACCTTGGTTCTCGTAAACAGATAGGCGAGTATCTTATAGAGTTTGGTTGGAAGCCAACAAAGCACACACCAACAGGTCAGCCCATCGTAGATGAAAAGACTTTGAGCCAGATCGAAAACATACCCGAAGCTAAAACAATCGCTCAATACTTAATGCTGCAAAAACGACTAGCGCAAGTTAACTCTTGGTTAGAGCAAGCAGATCAGAACGACGATAGAGTCCGAGGGTATGTTAATACTAACGGCGCTGTAACAGGGCGCATGACCCACAGCAGTCCTAACATGGCTCAAGTTCCTAGCACAAACAGTCCTTATGGTGCTGAGTGCAGACGCTGTTGGACAGTAGCAAAAGATCACAAACTTGTAGGTATTGATGCCAGCGGTCTTGAGCTTAGAATGTTAGCACACTACATGAACGATGAGGCATACACTTATGAACTTCTCAACGGAGACATACACACATCTAACCAAAACCTTGCAGGACTTGAATCAAGAAATCAGGCGAAGACTTTCATCTATGCACTCTTATACGGAGCAGGAGATGCAAAGCTTGGATCAGTGGTTGGTGGAAACGCAAAAGATGGTACACGACTTAGAGAACGTTTCTTCGATAATCTCCCTGCATTTAAAACTCTTAAAGACAGAGTTGCGAGAGCGTCTAAGAAAGGATATCTAAAAGGTTTAGATGGTCGAAAGCTGTTTGTTAGATCAGAGCATTCAGCGTTAAACACTTTGTTGCAGGGCGCAGGAGCTATCGTAATGAAAGAAGCTCTAGTGATCTTAAACGAATCTCTTAAAGCTGAAGGCATCTATGATTGTTTTGTGGCTAACGTCCACGATGAATGGCAGATAGAAATAAAAGCAGAGCTTGCAGATCGTGTTGGGATACTAGGCGTTAAAGCAATTGAGCAAGCAGGAAGAAACTTAGATCTTAAATGTGAATTAACTGGAGAATATAATGTCGGTGACAACTGGGCGGAAACGCACTAACAGATTTACTTTATTTGGAAACATGTATGCCTGTGACGATGTTTATGTTCCATATGAAATAATTTCTGGTAGTTTTGCTACTTGTTCTAGAAAACAATTAAACGATCAGTGGGAAGAATATAATGGGACATTCATTTGGCTAGAAGGCCCAGAAGAAATAGGGTATTATACTATGGATGACGAAGAGTTTTGGGATGCTGTAGAAAAAGAAAGTAATACATCTAGGAGAAAACAATGTTAGAAAAAACTGGGCTGAAACACATTAATTTAAATGATGACGAACTCGAACAAGCAAAAAAATTAGCTTTTGATTTAGGTCATATTAAAAATTCTATAACTAAAGGCGGAGGGAATATTGCTGGGTTTAGCGGGGAGCTAATGGTTGCAAAATATTTAGGTGCAGACTTGACTCACACTAAAGATTATGATATCATCTTCAATGATCTTAAAATAGATATTAAAACAAAACGTACAAATTATATTCCGCAGCTTCATTATGAATGTTCGATTGCAAAAACAAGTCTACATCAATCATGCGATTCATATGTTTTTGTTCGAGTCCTACCGTCATTTAAAGAAGGCTGGATATTAGGATATAAATCAAAAAAAGATTATTTTAACGAGGCTGTCTTTTTAAAGAAAGGAGAAATAGATCCATCTAACAACTGGAAAGTTTCTTTAGATTGTTATAATTTGCCGATCTCTAGTTTAACAGACATTGAAATATTAAAAGGTGCATAATGAATTACAAAACAAATATTATTGAAGAAAACGGAAAGAAGTTTTACGTTGGATGTAAAGACGGCGCTAAGCGTTCGGTAGAAGCACATGTTCGTAAAAACAATAAACGTATGTGGGTTGATGGGGTTTATATTCCTACTAATCATCCGCTTCATAGGCCCGGACGATACGAGGGATTTGAAGAAGCAGCGTTTAGTTCGTTAACTAACTACAAGACTTCGACTCAAGGTGAGTTATATATAATTACCAATCCTGCGTTTAAAGG